CCGAGTACTTGCCCAAGTATGAACATCAGCACGCTGTCAGATGCACTTACTTTCTCTACTTGATATAAGTACCCAGTGCCAAGAAGCATACCTACAAGGACAACAGAAGTGCAAGTGTAGGCATAGACTTGCATTCTCTTTGAATAAAGATGAGAACTCAAATGCCCGGGAACAGACCTTTGATTAGCCCTCCCACGAATTTGCCTCTTCTCTCCGCTTTGTCTGCTTTTTGTGCCTTGGACTGATTGCATGAATCCAAATATAAGACAGTCTTAGCCAATGCTTCATTCTGCTTGTGCAAACTATCAACCCTCTGATTAATGTTCGCCAAGTCAATGCCTGAAGTGATGCAACTCTTCGCCAAGTACTGAACATCATCACTAATTTTTGATTCGACATCATAGGCATGGAATCTATCATAGGCAATGTAAATAATAAAGAAGGCAAAAAGCCACATAGTTTCAACTTTTCTCATTTCAGTAGTTTTTTAAGTTCTCTAAATATTTTACCATAGCCTGTAATCTTGATTGCCTCTCCAGCTACATAGATTGTCACAGGCTTAGATAGCTTATGATGTAAATCCCAAATGACATTTCCAAAGCGGAGAACAAGAAGCCACAGCCATCCATGATCATACATGTATTTCTCTAAGTCAGAGAAGTTGCTTGTGTTAATGTCAGAAATCTTGGTAAGCATTATTGCTCCATAAGCTGGAAGGTCAAAGCCAAACTTTACCAATTCCTCCTTTAGTTCTGCTGTCATTAATCAATATGTCCAAATAACATTGGCTGGCTTAGTAGGGTCACAATCAGCATGAATATAGCTTGATGCAACCCCTATCCTTGTAATACCGGATTTGAGAAGAGCATTAATAATTGTCCATCTCTTAGCCCCATCTTTGCAAGCAATGTCTGCTGCCCAACCTTGTGTGTGACTGCTTGAATCAACACCTCCTACCTTAGCATTATGAGCAGCAGTCCTATATCCTGAATTTATGACAAAAGGAATTCCAGCAATTGTCCGAGCATTAATAATGCGCTGAATAAACTCAGGCTTCATATTAACACCTGAGCCAGGAGCATCAGGAGAATCAAACTCTGAAAGTTTAAAATGCTGTAATCTCATAGTGTAAAGGTATTAATTCCTTTTAAATTTCTTAGCAGCACTTTTCACAGACTTCTTGCCAACACAGCCCCAAGCTTGTCTGCTTAAGTCATTGGCACATGGTGGCTTTGCACATTTCTTTATCCCTGCTGATCTTGCACAATAGGAATCACCTTTAGCAGTTCCTGGTGCTATAGAATAACCCTTTGCCCCGAACTTGACAGTCTTGCCATTAACCTTAGCCTTAAATTTCTTCTCTGCCATTATCTTCCTTGTCCAATATATTTTTTGGCTTTGTTGCCTTTGGGCTTTCTGCTCTTTGAATGCTTGCCTTCTCTCCTTTTGCCAAAGGTGATTTTAACAGGCGAACCTCCACCACTTTTTGCTTTTTTCATACCCAAATATCAGTTTTTTTGCCTTATTATTGCAAACTACTTTATGAAGTGTCAATCAATTTTACAGATAGAGAAATCAAGTTTCTCAAAGTATTAGCTTCAGGAAGACATTATCTCAAGGATATAGTAAAACCCAATAGACATTCTGTTGCACGATGGGGCAACACCCAAGAACAAGCCGACATGCTTGGTGTAATGGGTGAATATGGAGTGGCTAAATATCTTGGTTTGCCCTTTGATACAACTATAAACCTTCAAGGTGATGGAGGAGAGACTGACCTCTATTTGGGTAAGCTAAATGTGCAAGTAAAGTCCACAAAGTATAAGACTGGAAGGCTTGTCTTTAACAATAAAAAAGAAATGGCTGCTGACTTATTTATCTTATGCTATTGTTCAGAGCCTGAAATGTATATACAAATATTAGGATATATCAACAAGGATTCAATTGACTCAGTTTCTGAGGTCAAAGACCTTGGACATGGACTTAGAATTGTTGTGGAACAAAGGCATCTGCTTCCAATCTCTGACTTGCTTAACTATGACAAGTCTCTATGAGGTTTCTTGCTGTGCTTACATTGTGCATACTGCTAACAAGCTGCTATCGGAGATTTAAGTACAATGCTACTGCTGATAGATGGGAGACTTATGTAGGCAGAGGCAGACCATTCAGGAGCAAGAAGCATCCAAATAAAGCTAAGCATGTGCCTGCTCCTTATTACAAAATGATTAAGTTAGAATAAATATTTGCAGATATTTTGTAAAATGCTTTTTTTCTATTTGGTTTGCATGAGTTAAAAATCTAACCAACATGAAAAAAGATAACCAAACAAAACCATCTATTGATATAGATGCCTACCTTGATTTTTTAAATCAAAAACAAAAAAAACATATCAATTCAGGGTTTCAAGTTGATGAATCTGATTTGAATCCTTTGCTTTTTCCTTTTCAAAGATTTATAGTAAAAAGAGCATTGAAAGCTGGCAAGTATGCTGTTTTTGCTGATTGTGGACTTGGGAAAACATTTATGCAATTAGAATGGGCATATCAAGTAACAAGGCATACAAATGGCAAAGTATTGATTCTTGCCCCTCTTGCTGTTGTTGAGCAAACTATAAATGAAGCATCAAACTTCAATATACCTTTGATTGATATTGATGTTCAAAACTATGAACAGCTCGACAATATTGATTGCTCCATATATTCAGGAGTTGTCTTAGATGAAAGTTCAATATTAAAGAACTTTGAAGGAGCTACTAAAAAACTGATAATAGATTCTTTTGCTAAAACTCCATATAAGCTTGCATGCACTGCAACCCCATCACCAAATGATCCAATGGAACTTGGTAATCATTCGGAGTTTTTAGATATAATGAGCAGGAATGAAATGCTTGCTATGTACTTTGTTCATGATGGAGGAGAAACTGCTAAATGGAGGCTTAAAGGTCATGCTGTTAAAATGTTTTATCAGTTTATTGGATCATGGGCTATTATGCTTAATAAACCTCAAGATATAGGATTTGAAATGGAAGGCTACTCATTGCCTACATTAAATTTAATTGAAAGAGAAATTAAAACACCCAAAAGAGAGAACGGTCGAATATTTAATGATGCTATAATTTCAGCAACAAACTTTAATCATGAACTTAGAATTACTAAAGTTGAAAGGCTTGATCAAGTTGCTAAGATTGTAAATGATTCAGATGAAAACTTTATCATTTGGATAAAACAGAATGAGGAGGGCGAACTTTTGAAAAAACTTATTCCTGATGCCATTGAGGTTTCAGGGTCTGATTCAAATGAATGGAAAAAGTCTAAACTGATAGGATTTGCCAATAATGAATTTAGAGTCTTAATAACCAAGACAAAGATTGCATCATTTGGAATGAACTATCAGAATTGTAGAAACCAGGTATTTGCTTCATTAGATTTTAGCTTTGAAGGATTATATCAGTCCATCAGAAGATCATACAGATTTGGTCAAAAGAATGAGGTGAACATATACCTTATTACTACTGATACAATGGCAAATGTTAAAACAGCAATAGACTTAAAACAAAAACAATTTTTAACCATGCAAGAAGAAATGAGCAAAGCCATTAATGAAAATTTGAATAATAATTTCATATCTGAATCCGTATTTGATACTGAATCAGAAACTACAGAATGGTATCAAATCAAAAGAGGTGATTCGGTTCAGCTAATTCAGTCTGTTCCTGATGAGTCAGTTGGTCTTTCTGTATTTAGCCCTCCATTTGCTGAGCTTTATACATATTCAAACCATATTGAGGATATGGGAAATTCAAAAGACTATAATGAGTTTCTTACTCAATTCGGCTTTCTTATTAAAGAATTGTATAGAATAACAATGTCCGGCAGAAATGTGGCTGTTCATTGCATGGACTTGCCAATTCAAAAAGGCAAGGAGGGCTTTATTGGTCTTCGTGACTTTTCAGGAATGATTCTTTCTGCTTTTCAAGATGCTGGATTTATTTATCATAGCAGGATAACAATATGGAAAGATCCAGTAGTTGAAATGCAAAGGACAAAAGCTCTTGGATTACTTCATAAGCAAATTAAAAAGGATTCAACAATGAGCAGAGTCGGCATTCCTGATTATGTAATGGTTTTTAGAAAGGATGGAGAAAGAGAGAACCCAGTTAATAATACTGAGCTATCAGTTGATTTGTGGCAAAAATATGCATCTCCTGTTTGGATGGATATTAACTACGGAAACACATTACAGGGTTATAGAAATGGTAGAGAAGATAATGATGAAAAACATATCTGTCCGCTTCAACTTGATACAATTGAAAGATTGATTCATTTGTATTCAAATAAAGGAGACACTGTATTTAGTCCATTTATGGGAATTGGTAGCGAGGTTTTTCAAGCTGTTAAAATGGAAAGGAAAGGCATAGGATTTGAATTGAAAGAAAGCTACTTTGATTTAGCAAAAGCAAATATCAAATCAGCTGTAAGTCTTAAATCTCAATTAACTCTGTTTTAAATTAAGCCCTTCGGGGCTTTTTTTATTTTAATCCTGTTCTGCCAGCTTCCTTAGCTGACTCATATTGCTCTTGGCTTACAGGCCATAATTGATGCCTGCAATTGTAGCCTCCCCGATAGATAAAGATTGTGTTGGCATTAGTGCCTGACATTCTTCCTTGCCAGCCTTTTAGATTAGCCCATTGCCTTACCTGGTCAGTGGTGAAGAATCTTCCAGTCCTTGCTGAACAGAATGGTCTTGTGTCCTCTATTATTGTTCCTGCATAGAGATAGTACTCAACACCTAAATCCTCACTTACTGTCTGAATGTACTCTGCATTGAAGGCCATTACAGAGTCGTTTGTTGTTTGCTTGATGTATCTATTCAGAAAAGGCAAATCATCCGGTGTGCCTTCAATAAACTGCCTTAGAGTCTTATTAAGTTCAGCCCTATTGCTTACTCCAGCAATGTTGCTCTTTAGCACTTCCTGAATGGCATTGCTAAAGTTATTTCTAATCCCTCCTCCTATAAGAGCATCCTTAGTAACCTCAATATTAGTCTCAAGAATAGCTTTATAAAGTTCAGTCTTTGGGGAGAAGTCATCAAGTATTAGACTTAAGTATTCATTGGATGCCTCTGCAAGAGCCTTGTAGCCATTAATCACAGCCACAACCTCAGTCTGATAAGCTGCATTATTTACAATGGTGTCAGCAATGTCCTTTTTTAGCTTAACCATCTCTCTTAGTGTCTTAGCCCTATCCTTTGGGTCAAGACTTAATTCAGAGGCTAAATCAATTACTTCATTGCTAAGTGTCTTAAATACCTTTGGCAAAGCATCAGCCATCCCATTCTCAATGTCCAGCTGTATCTGCTGGATTTTTCTGATGATGGATAATTGCTTCTCTGTTGGCATTACATTCCTTCAGGCATAATTGGAACAGATGCAACCCTAATCTGAGCAACCTTGGCAGCTGCCATTGAATCAACTTGCAACCTTTGGATATTAATAGGCTTATCATACCAGGTAGCATCATTATCCACAAGCTGCATTACAAAGGCCGGAAGATTAGCACTTAGCACATAATCCTGAAGTGAGCAGCCTTGGCTATTTAGAAGCAGAGTTTTCTCATCAATTGTCTTGTAAGGCAATGGATCAAGCTGCTTTAATATCTTTAGGTAAGCCTGCTGGATTGAGTTCTCACCATAAAGCTTCTCAACATAATCATCCTCAATTCCTGAGATAATAAGTGGGTCAAAGTTACCCTGCCTCGCCTTGGTCAGCATCTCACCAATCATATCAGTGGTCATCACATCAAAGTCAGTAGGCACAGTAATCTGTGGCAATGCTGCTTTGACCTTATCACTATCCATCAGAGAGGAAGCAAACAGGCTATT